GTCAACCTACTTCGAATATTAATATTACTACAAAATGGGATGGTGCTCCAGCTATCGTATGCGGTATTCATCCAACATGGAAATGTTTTTTTGTTGGTACTAAAAGTGTTTTTGCTAAGACTCTACCAAAGATTTGTGTTACTGATGATGATATAGATGACTGGTATCAAGGACAATTAAATCAAAAACTTAAGGATTGTCTTAAGTATCTTCCAGAACTTGGTATTACTGGAGTTCTTCAGGGAGATCTTTTGTTTACTGATGATAAGAAAAGAGAGACTATTAATGGTGATGATGTAATTAGTTTTACTCCGAATACCATTACATATGCTGTTCCTGTAGATTCTGATCTAGGAACATTAATTAATGGGGCTAAGGTAGGTATAGTTTTTCATACTACTTATACTGGACCTTCTTTGGAACATATGGCCGCACAATTTGGTAAGATTTCTGTAAGTAGTACTGGTAATGTATATGCAGCGACTGCTTCATTTGAAGATGCGTCCGGTGCAGCAGAATTTACTTCTGATGAAATACAGAAATTTAATGCATTGGTTAATCGTGCTCGTGGTAGTATTACAAAAGCATCTACTTTTTTAGATGTTCTTGGTGAAACTGGTTATGGTAGATATCTTCTTTCTGGATTATTTAAACAGTTCTTTAATTCTTATATTCGTCGTGGTGAAAAAATTATTAACGTAAAACAAAAGGTTATTGATTTTAATGGATACTATGAATCTATATTAGACAAACATATATCAACATTAAAGACAACAACATCTAAGGCAAAGTATCGTACCATGCAACAAGATGGACTTGAATTTTTGAATAAGAATAGTCAATCTGTTTACTTTACTATTGCAACTTATATTAATTTACAGGAGGCAAAGAAATTTGTTATTCGTAAATTGGAGAAGGTTAAGACGTTAGGAACATTTTTGAAAACTGAGAATGGTTATAAGGTTACTGCTCCTGAAGGATTTGTTGCTATTAAATCTGGAAAGGCTTTAAAGTTGGTTGATAGACTTGAATTTTCTCGTGCGAACTTTACTGCTGATAAGGAGTGGGAGACTGGTAATACTTTATATTTGGATAAACCTCTTATTGGTACAACTGGAACTGATCAACATCGATCAGTAGCTATTACTTTTGGTAGATTCAATCCACCTACTATTGGCCATCAGAAACTTTTAAATCAAGTTAAGAAAGTATCGTCAAATTATAGGATTTATACAAGTCATACTCAGGACAAGAAAAAGAATCCTTTATCGTCTGCATCTAAGGTTTCATATATGAAGAAGATGTTTCCTGTACATGCAAGTAAGATAATGTATAATACTTCTCTCAAGACTATAATCCATGTATTAAAAGATCTTGAAAAAAATTATGAAGAAGTTGCTTTGATTGTAGGTAGTGACAGGGTTAGGGAGATGAGAACCCTTATTGAAAAATATAATAATAAGGAGTATTCGTTTAAGAGTTTAAAGGTAGTATCTGCTGGTCAAAGGGATCCTGATGCAGAAGGTGTAGGTGGAATGTCTGCTTCTAAAATGAGAACAGCAGCACAAAAGGAAGATTTTAAATCTTTTAGACAGGGGATTTCTAAGAACTTAGATGATAAAGAAACAAGAAATCTTATGAATGAAGTCAGACGCGGCATGGGACTTGCATAAATAAGATTGTATACAGATAATATGATGAAGAGTTTTAATCAGTTTGTATCACAAGCCCAATCTGTTGTTTTTGAAAAGAAACAACCGAAAGACACTAGAACTTTGCGTGAAAAGTATTTGGATGGAGATGTTTTTAAATTAGGTGAACAAGTTGAAGATAGTAAAACGAATAAGGTTGGAGAGATTATTCGTAGAGGTGCTAACTACCTCATTTGTTTAGATGAGTCTGAAAATGTTTTTAGATGTTGGCTTTCTGAAGACATAAAGACTAAGATAAATAAATAAAAAGTGCAGGGTAGCATTTAAAAGATGGAAAGTTCGACTTGGCAGAATCTCTTTGAACAGGCTAGGACTGTTCTAACTCCTGTTGAAGAGGATTTGGAACCTGGTGAGAAGGAGCATCTCAAAAAGAGACGTGAAGAACTCAAAAGACAAAGAGTGATAAAGCATAGGACCCACCAAAGGGCTGCTGAGCATGATAGGACTAGACTAAGAGACACGGAGGCTATTATGCGTGCTGATGAATTTGATCCTTCATTGGATGAAGAGGAGAAGAAGTATAAAGTAAGAGTTAGAAATCGACATACGAATAGGACTGACGTTCGTATGGCTACCCGAGCAAAGATTAATAAACTTCGTGCTAGTAAAGAAATTGCATCAGTTGAAATGACTGGTCATGGAACTGCTAAGGAGCAAAAACCCTTGAAGAAAAAGAAACCTATTTCCACTGCTTCAAATGTTAAGAAGGAATCTACAGAAGTACCATCAGGAAATGTTAAGAAACTCGTTAGTAAAGCGGTTAAGAGAGTTGACACAGATGTCGATGGCGATGTCGATCATAATGACAAACAGAAAGGGCCTTTAGGAGCATTTGTTCCAGATCCTTCTGGCAAGAAGAGAGTTTATAGTCGTGTAAAGAAAGAAGGATTTTCTAATTGGAGAGAAGAACTAGAACTTCGTGAAATTAAAGACGTTGATGATAATAATGTTAAGAAAATTGATACCAAGAAGAAAGTAAAGAATAAGATTATTATCAATCCAAAACTTGGTGAAGAAGTAGAACAGTTGGGTGGTAAACTTATATCACTTGCTGAGAAAAAATGTGATGATTGTACTTGTGAAGGTTGTGGACCTGATGGAGTAGGTCATAAAGATCCATGTGTTGAATGTGGTGGACATCATGATGTAAATGAAGCATCATATCCAGGTTATGATGAGAAAGGTAAGAAAAAAGATGATCGTCTTGTGGTAACTCGTGCTGATAAGAAAGCAAACACTCCTGCTTATCAAAAGTATAAGGCAGGGGATAAGAGATATAAGGCTGCTGATCATTTAAAGAATGAAGAGGCTGGTGGTGCTGAAGATAAGAGCATTAAATCAAAACAACAAAAACAGAATCAGATTAAGAGGCAGATTCTTCTTAAGAAGATGCAAGCTGTTAGAGCTGGTGGTGGAGAAGACATTCAAGCATCATATCAACCTGACCCTGTAGAGAAACGTAAGAGAAAGGCAGCGGATCTTTACAGACGTGAGAAGATTGCTCAGGACACTCCTAAGAAGTATAAAACTGATAAAACTGAAGATCCTCAGAAACTCTATAAGAGAAGGATGGCAGTTGATTCTAAAACCAAGATGAAAAAGGAAGAACTAGTTCCTGAAGCAAAGGTAGACACTGGTTCTGCTGAAGAGAAAGCAACTGCTAGAAATAAGAGGAATACTCCTGCAGGTAAGGACTATAAGTTTGATACTTCAGTTTTCATAACCAGAAAGCCTGGTGAGTCTCTTGATTCTGCAAGAACAAGAAAGCGCAGAGAAGCACATGCTAAGAAGCGTGGTATTAAAGAAGCAGATCAGAAAGCATTTGATAACGTAGTAAGTTCCCTGCGAAAAAAGTACGGTAAGGACGCAGTTCTAACAAAGGATTCTCCAAAACCAAAACCACAACCTAAGGCAAAACCCAAACCTCAGAAACCTTTAAGTGCTAAAGAAAAGGCACAGAGAGAAGTTGATGCTCAGTATGGTGGAGCTGAAAATAGAAAGGCAGGTCGTGGGTTAGGAACCTGATGCCTATTAATGTAAAAAAATCGAGTATGGGAAAAGTCATAGATGATTTCTATGACTCTGATGCCCCTCAATTTAAAGGTAAGTCGAAAAAGAAACGTCGTCAAATGGCTATTGCTGCCAAGTTGAGTGCGGATGAATCCTATACTGAAAAGAGTATGGAAAGGACTCAAAGACTTCCTGGTAAACCAAATACTCTTTGTGGAACTGGTGGATATTTAAAGAATGCAATGAAGGCAACAGGTACTAAGAAAATAAAGAATTATAAAGAAGATACTTCAATAATTCAAGGGCGTACCAGCAAGAAGAAAGTATCTTATAGAGGTGCAACATCAGATCACAAACGTGATAAGGACGGAAATATTGTGGCTTCTCATTATAAAAAAGAGAAACCTA